AGCATGCTTGAGTACATCTTCAACTAAAGTTTCTAACATAGTTAATTTAATCCCACGGCTGGGAACCCTCCAAAAGGTAATGGGGTTGATTTATCAGTTGCAGCCCAACGTATTTTACAAGAGTTTAGTCTTTTTCCACAAACATCTAGCTGTGCAGTTTGAACTGGGGCGTCATTTTTATCAAAGTATAGTGTACCTGTATAGTTGCACTCAGTTCCTCTATATTTCCATACGCATACATTTTGTATACACTGTCTACGAGGCAGTTTTACCCCCACCAGATCATATGGAGCTGTAAGCTCCCACTCTATCATAGCACTATTTTCAGTAGACTTTCTATCAATAGTCCATATTTCTCTATCTAAATATTGTTGTGGGTCTTCATAAGGGTTTCTACTAGCAGTAGTTTCTATATAATCTCTTAATATATCACCCTCATTACTATGCCAATTAGATAGAGTCACGGTGTTTCCGACTGCCCAAGCAGAACCAGAACCAGCTTCCATATCTACTCTAAAATTAACGGAAGAGCTAGTGGAATTAGTAAATTTATAAGAACAGGTAAACTCTTTAGGAGTGCTAGTAAGAGGACCTACCTCTATAGAATAGACTTCATCTACACTACCAGAGTATATAAATAACCTTAAATATTTACCTACTGCAGTAGTAGTTGAGGCAGTAACACCAAAAGAAAATACCCTATCTTTTATAGTATTAAATCCAGTAACTGTTTGACCTATATATGGATCACTGGTACCTGTTAAAGTTACCAAGTTATTACTACCCTTAGTTAACTGATTTACAAAGAAAGCAGCGTTAGACGTAGTATTACTATATAATAGTAGATTTAATTTAGAAAAGTTTGTACCGTCTATATACTTTAAGAAAGTACGTATTCTTACCAGTTTAGCCCCTAGTAAATCATTATACGTTCTAGTTAAAGAACTTATAATACCATTAGTATTTCCTATAGCTATTTTTGGTCTAGGTATTGTACCATCGCCTGGTCTATCAAAACCAGTAGTTTGAACCGGGTATCTAGTAAAAGTTCTAGGGTAATTACCTGAATAAGAATTACCATTACTATCTAGAGTATCTTGAGCTATAGAAGGTATAGCTCCACTCCATACTACATCATTACCTAATTCATTTACGCCTTCGCACCATAGATAAACATCTTTAGTTGTTTGTCCAAATTTACCTCTACAGCCACTAAGATCTAAGGCGTAAAAAATCATTAGCGTACCAGCATTTAATTTTGCAATATCTTGTAAAACAGACATAATTTTCTCCTAATTTTCGGGCTATTATACCACATAGCCCGAAAATTTTCAATATAATTTAAGTTAGTGCATCAAATATTTGCGTAAATTTAGCTTGTATTGTTGCACTAATATTAGAGTCATAGGTCTTTGACCACTCACTACATATTACCGAATAAGTAGTAGACTCTCCGGGAGGTGTCCATAAAAAACCCTCCACACCACTTCTAGCAACAAAGAAGGTTTCTATAGCATTAGCATCAGTAAGAGATCTAGACTTAAATACTAAAGACCATTCTTTAACTATTCTATTAATTCCCTGCCCTACTCTTTGGGAGTACCCATCCCCAAATTGTGAGGTTATTACTCGTGGTTTAGAAGAGCTTGAAAAAGATTTAGAAGGGTTATACGTAAATGTGTATGCCATTATTTTCTGGTAACTCCATAAAGCATGCCACCAGGTCTAGCGGCTTTGATCATTTCTTCTTGAACAGTACGCTTAACAGCTATAGCCATAGTTTTTGCTAATTCTTTATTACTATCTGTAGCAGCTTCAGCATTACCACTACTATCTATACTAATACTAATATTAGTATCACCCATAGAGATATTGGAACCTCCGCCTCCAGTTAAGGTAACTGGTATTGAACGGTTGTCTGGTAGTGGCACGTAGGCTTCATTTTTGCTACCTTCGCCAAATACAGCTAATTGTGGACTATCTGCAATACCTCCACCAGCATAAGTATTTAACTGTAGAGGTCCATATTTGGACATAATTCCACCTTTTGCAAAGCCTCCCAAACCTGCACTATTAATATCTGCGGCTATTGTTGCAGATTCCGCAGCAGTAGTTAAAGGGCCGGCATCCATGGACATTAAAGCAGAGGTAGTACCCCCTCCACCCCCCATAAATGCGGCCCCAAGACTAACTGCTAAACCTATTAGGCCACCATACTTAGTACCTCCTCCAGATGTACTTTGGTTTCCCATAAGTGCCATCTTTAATGCCATCTTCATTAGTTCAGAGGCTAAATCGCGGAATATATTACTAAAAGTATTACGTACTAGATCTCCCAAACCTTTCCAGGAGAACTCATTCTTTTGAAGCATATCTGATAGACCAGCACTTATAGTATCAATACCACTACTCATGGAATCTACAAAAGTTTCACCAATAGATTTAGCTTGCTTACGTTCATTTGCCCATTTTTCTTTAGCATAGTCCCACATATTAGAGCCGTAATCACTTAAACTGCCCTTTCCAGTTTCTTCAAAAGACTTCATACTAGCAGTACGTTGCTCGGAGACTTCTTTCTCTTTGCGGAGTTTTTTCTGAATATTTAGTAACTCTATTTGAGTTTGTAGTCTTTGCTCTTCTAGTAAACCAGCTTGTGAGCTTAGGTCTAGTTCAAGTATTTTAGCCTCTAATTCATCTTTAGCCAAGGTATAGATTCTGTCATTAAGTAGTGCTATCTTATTTAAGTTATCTAATTGTTTTGTAGAGGATTGATAAATTGATTCATTTTCAGTACTCAATACTTGTGACATACCAGATAGTGCTTCTGTGCGCTTATTTAGTTCTATATAACGAGCATTACGATCGGCAAGTATTTTATTAATTCTACCTTGTTCAACTCCTAACTCTTTTGCATTTTGTATCTCTTTTTGCTCTTGTGTTAATATATCTTTTCTTCTATTGTAGTCTTTAGTAGTAAGCTCTTTATTAGTTTTTCTTTGGTTTTCTAACTCAGCTAATTTAGCTTCGATATCCAATTCTCTATTACTTAACCTTAAAGCTTCTTGTTGTGCTTCTAGACTTAATTTTTGTAAGTCAAATGCATAAGATATTTCCGGGTTCAAACGCTGCTGTAGTTCAAGTCTTGTTTTTTGTGTACCTAAGTTTTCAATAGCTAAATTATTTGTAGTTATCTGTTCCTCGGTATTGGTTTTGGCACCAGCTAAAGCAATTCTTCGCGCTTTTTCTGTATCATCTATCATAGAAAGTCTTAGTACTTTGATACGACTAGTAAGATCATAGTCCTTTACAGCTAGGTTAACTATACTACTATATACAGTTTGTAATTTACCTAAACTTTCTGATTGTTCTTGCGTTCTCTTACTGCCTAAATTATTTAGTTCCGCAATACGTTTAGAGATCTCATTTAGTTGTGTATCTGTATCTCCAAGTAGTTCTAATGGCTTTAATTGCGTAGTCATTAGTTCTCGTATTTTTCTCTGCTCTTCTGCTATAATTCCAGCCTCTAAAGACTTTTGTGCATTTTCAAGCTGTATTCTTCTATTGGTAGTAGCTCCGGTAGTGCCTACAATAGACTCTACCTCCCCAAGTAGTCTTAAAGATTTTTGTACTTCTGCTTGTTTAACTGCTAAAGTAGCGGACTGTTGGGCTAATTCCTTAAATTTTTGAGTAACTTGAATACCGTAAGTAACTATATCTTTAAATGCCTCAGTCCCTTGACCGAACCAATTTTCTTGGGCAGCTCGTATAGCTGCTGTTTTTTCCTCTTCTTTTAACTCTAACGCATCAACACTTTTTATAAATGAATCTAAAGAGTTTTTGGCATTTACCATACTTTCTGGTAATGGGAGACCAGACATAATAGCTGACTGTTGAGTAATACCAGATACGCCCATAGCAGTGGCTTTAGCACTATTAGAAGATACAATACCACTAATTAAACTAGCCATTCGTGCCGCGGACTTTGTTAGTGGGGTCATAGTAGTTAAAGAATTAATATAATCTTGAGTAGTTTTATTAAGTTCCGTTAAACTATTATTGACATTAAAATAAGCATTTCTTTGTTTTTCTATTTCTTTAACTTGATCACGGTAAGGTTTTATTAGTGCATCAGCACTTGCTGCGACACCTTCCTGTGTTTTTTCAAGCATTAATAGTTTTTTAGCTAATTCATCAATACCTAAACCTTCTGTTAGGTTATACCCTTCTTCATACCCCTTAGCACCTAGTTTTTTAAGTAAATCTTCACGTATATTACCACCAAAACCTGCGGTTTGTAATGCTTGTAAGCTACTACCTATTTTTTCTGCAAAATTACTTGTAGTACCAAAACCAAAAGGTGCCTGTAAAGCGTCAAAAAATCTATTTGCTGAACTCTTACTCTCGGTAGAAAACTTACTATATATTTCTTGAGTATCCTTTAGTTGTGCATTTAATTCAACAATAGCGGTTAAACGTGCGGAATCAAATTTAAAAATTTCATCAATAGAAGTGGCTTTGCTCAACCCATCTAAACTAGATTGTAGTGTTTTTGAGGCAGTACCTAAAGCATCAGCGGCTTTACTAGCTTGTTCCGAAGTATCACTAAATAGTTTTAGTTTTCTAAGTACAAACTCCGTAGTCATAGATAGCGTTTCAAAGGCAGTGATTGCTAAACCAACATGCCCCATAAAAGCGCCAAGCTTAGAGGCTACTGCCGCAAACCCGGCACCTACTCTGGTAGACACTTTGTCCCAAAGACTAAACTTAGCTCCTTTTGCTTCTAGCTCATCTATCTGCTTATCAATACTTGATAATGCCTGTCTTAATCCCTGAGTTTCCGTATTTTTTATAGTCTCAGCAATAATACCATACTTACCCTGTTTGGCCGTGATAGAAGACCTCTGTGCAGCTAGTTTATTCGATTCAGCATCCTGCCTATTCGCGTTTTCTATTGCTTGTGATCTTTGAGCTTCTGCTGCTGCAGTCGCCCCTATAGCCTGAGTAAGGTCTAATAAGTGCTTTTTTCTGTCCTCGGCTTTAGCTATGACACTATCTATATTTTGTACTGATTTTCCTACTTTAACTTCTAGTACACCTTGTTCTTTTTGTTTATTTAAATTGGTAATTCGTGTAGTAAGTCTATCAGTCTCTGATGTTATACGTTTTATAGCTTCAGCTTTTTTATCCAGACTTGCAGGATCTTCTAAAAAAGAACCTATAGATTCAAATAGTTTTGTACTTTTACCAACACCAGTAACTGCAGTAGCTTGTTTACTAGCTGCCACTGCTACCTGTACTTTTTGCTTTTCTGCTGATAAATACTCCTCTACTTCTGCACGTTTAGCTTCTTTAAGTTTATCAATATGAGCTATTTGAGCATTAATAGAATTTTTAGAATCCTCTAAACTACTTAACCATGCTGCACCAACGTTCTTTACAGCAGGTACTGCCATACCGACTAAAGTTTTTACTACATAAGCTATAGCTAAGGCTAATGCTGTTGGATTGCTAGATAGCATATTTACTAATGGAGCTAGGCCTTCACTTACTACTCGTAACGTAGAATCGCCTAAATCTTTAGTACTAGCTAGTAGTCTGCTATAAGGGTTTGCACCTAGCTCAATAATACTTCTATACTTTTTCAAGCCTTGCTCAGTAACTGCATTAGCAAATGCCTGATGTTTTTCAAAATCTGTTAATTCAGCTACTGTTTTGTTTAAAGAACGAGCATAATTCTTATTGGCTTCATCTACTTTAACCATTATGCCCAATTCATCTAGCAATTCTGGTTCTACTTTTATAGTACCTTTATATACACGCTCAATAGAGTCTGTCATATCTCTGCCAAGTGCTAAGGATGCTCCTTTAGCAACTTTAGCTAGATCTGACATCTGTTTTGTAGACATTCCTGCAGCGCCGCCTAAATTTGCCATACTTAAAGCATCACGCATGCTTATAGCACCATCTGTAACGTTTTGCATATTTTTTGCGACATTAGTCAAAGAGATACCATAGGCGGCGGACAGCTTATCTGCAGCCTTTATCATATTATCAGTATCCTGGGCTTTTGATAGTGCTGTAAATGCTGCAGTTACAGCGTATATGTTAGCAGCAAATGTAGCATAAACGTGTACTAATCCGCCCAATCCTTGGGCTTGTCTTGCAAAATCTCGTTCATCACCTCGTCCGCCTGCTCCTGTAGTACCACGACCCATACCTGTAGTACCACCTCCAGAAGCGCCAAGAGCCGCATCAGCGGCTCTTGATCCAGTACGGGAGGTAGAACGCTGAGTTCCTGCTCTATCTAATTCTCTATTAAGGTTTCTAGCTTCTTGCGTTTGCTCTCTTAAATTAGATTGAACATCAACTGTAATAGTTCTATCTGCCATCTTTTTTCCTTCTATTTATCTCTTCTCTTTCGAGAGAGTCTATTATGATAATTATTTTAAATATATCCTTTTTAGATTGTATCTCCAAAAATTCTAGCATTAGTGGTGCCTTGTCTAATTCTTTACCATAATAGACACCGTTAAAGGAATCGATTTTATCTGGCAATAAATTATATACATTGTAGGCTAGTTCTATATCAATAGGCATATCTTCTAGCATTACGGGTATTTCTTTTTCTTGCGGTTGACTACCTAGTTGTTCGCACATGTCTAGGTAGGCTTCCTTAGTCATACCAATATTTCTATTTTGTATATAATTTTTCAACAGTTCAGTTAACTCGCTGAACTGTACTTCGTAAAATTTGCTAGATTGCTTGTAATGTCAGTTACAAATCCGTCTAATTCCTGCGAATTTTTCATTAAAACTAGTGCATTATCTTGATTATACTCTAGCTCTTTTTCAACATCTTCAACTGTTGATAAATCTACAAGCATTAAATCTTGTAAATACTTAAATTTTAGACCTGACCAACCCTTAATAATAGCAGATACGTAAGTCTTTAAGAATAGTTCTTCATCAAGCTCATCTACAGGCTGGCGTGTACGTTTATCAAATTTGGTCACAGTACACTTTTTACGAATTTTGATAATTTCTTCGCGAGATAAAAAAGCAACTTTTAGTTTAAACCCTTCAAAGCCAGGGTAGTCTACTTCTACAACCTTTTCAGGTGTTAGTAGAGATTGTAATGAAATTACTGACATTTTCCTTTAATTTATACGAGGGAGGGCTTTCGCCCTCCCAATTTTATCAATTATGCGTGATAATAGCTAACTAGTAAGTCATTTGCATTAGCAAGGTCAAATCCACCCGCGGTTGCATGGTTGAAGTGTCCTTGTGCATTAAAGTTAATAGTAGTTGAAACAACGTCTTGAACGTCTACAGATGGGATCTGTAAGCTAACACCGTTCATTAAAAGCTCTACACGAGTAGTATTAGTTTTTCCACCAACAGATACTTCTAAGTAGTACTTAGGCTCAACAGTAGTAGCGGCAGCAGTAAGCATATCGCTTAATAGTGTTGAACTTTCATTAGTACCAGTCTTTAAGTATGCAGTTAAGTTACCTGAAACAGAACGTGTACCTGTAAAGTATCCGATTGGAGCGTCTACAGCACTTAGTGTATCTGGAGTTACATACTCAATATTATTACTATATGTGAAAGTACCACCAGTAATAGGAACTGTATAAGTCTTATTACCTGTACCATTACCACCAATTGTAGACTTAAGTACAATAGTACTCAACTTATTAGTAATAAAGGTATCGCTAGTAGCAGATAAACTAAATGCAGTTGCATTTGTACCTGGGTTAATTGTATTAGCAGCAACTTCTGTTAGAGTTGTAGCCATACCAGACCAAGCAATAGTAGCAATACCAGTTAAATCAAAGCTTAGTTCTGCCTGATTTAATGCACACTTATCTAATCTGTATGTAGTATTATCTACAACAAAGAATAAGTAGAAGTCTTGTAGCTGATTAACATTAGAACCAACAGTAGAAGCTACAGCAGAAGTAGTAGTTTCATACCACTGACCACGATAAACTTTTGCAGTTGTATAAACTGGAGTACCTGCAGTAGGTGCAACAGTAGTATCTAAGTCAAAAGTAATAGTAGTAGCTGTAGTAGCTGTAACTGTCCAACTACCGTTAAGCTCAGTCAACCCGCCTGTTAAACCTACTACTCTAATAGCCTCCCCGATAGAGAAGTTATGTGAAGCTACTGTTACAGTAGCTAAATAAGTAGTTTGAGCCCCTGATGGAGCAGTTGTAGAAGCTGCTGTAAAGGCTACGCCGGTACCATCAATAGCTTGTGCACCTAGTAAGGCGTTCCATAAAAGCTTTTCTGGAGCTGTTACGTTAGTAGACTTATTAGGACGTACATATGTGCTAAAACTCCACTCAACTGGGTTTAGCTTATTATTAAAAGATCTTTGACCACGTACTGGAGAACTTCCAGCTTCAGAAACCTGAATAGTTGCAGCATCTACTGATTGGGAAAAGCTGAAACCATCCAAAATCTGTAATTCTTGGCAAGTAGCCAGTGCTGGAGTCTGTGCAGTACTAAAGTAAACTTTTGTATTACGACTTAAATTAACAGCCATATTTTCTCCTTTTGTTAATAATAATTAAGTTATCTATATAACTTGCCTACTATTAAACCTGATAACGAACTTGTAGATTTACTTCTCCAACGCCGTATGGCGAAAGTAACCCTTCATCCGTTACTATAGAGGTAATTAATATTTCAGTTGTTGTACCTGTATCAATACTTAAATTTTCATTAGTATCAATTACTAGTTCTACATCGGAAATAAGATTTTCCAGTAATTCATGGCTATTTTCGCCATAAACATATAATTTAAGGGCAATATTTAAAAAGCCCCACTTAAAATTGCTAGGGTGATATTCCCGCGTTTCGTTTCCAGCGACGACGCATATAGTAGGGAAATCATTTATTTCATCCCAGAAGCGTAACTTATCTAATACGTTTTTTCCGTAAAGATTTGATTTATAAGGTAAAGTACCATTTATTTGTTTTAATTTTACTACTAATTCTTTTACAATTTTGTTTCTTTTTGTTGCCATTCTATACCTCAAATTTATTACTCTTTTTTAAGTTTTCGGTTGCAGGTAAATATTGCAAGTTCTCTAAAACGTGTAATCCGCAAACTAATTTCGATTGCAGAGGTATAATATGGTCAACATGATACCCTTCAGGCTTATTTTTATAAAACTGTTTTATTTGTTCTAGTTGTGCCCATTTTGGCGTAGCATGTAGCTTTTGAGCTCGCCTATTTGCATCTTTAGCAAAATAATCTGACTTATTTTGTTCATAATGTAATTTATTTTTCTTTTGTTTGCACTCTTTACACTGACTGTATAGTTTTCCTACATTTTCTGGAAAACTATTTAATGATAAAATACGCAAACAATTGCTACATACTTTATAATTTATCTGCTCTAAAAGATATTTCAATAAGTTTGAACCACTAGGTATAAACTTAAATATTGCTTCCCTATTTTTTACCATACTACTAGCAAAGGTAGGTATGCTACGATTAAATAAAGCCTTTAAAACTCTTTTAAAGTTAAAGTCTTATATACTATACGAGTGGGAGGAAAATTAAATTTTTCAATAATTAAATCTATAGCTGAATCAAGTGCTATTTCATTTGTCATTTATGTACCCCGCAAAATACTAATATACGCTACTAGCTATATTGCGGTATAGCGAGGTGATCAGCCTTTTTTATAGCGTATATTATTAACCTCTATGCCCAAATTATAGTATAAACAAAAAATAATTTCAACCAATTTTTACTATACTATTACAGTTTTCATACGTGCAGTTACTAGTTTTACAGCAAGTTCTCTAACAGATTGATCAATTAGTCTTGAGGGATAGTATCCTCTAAACCCCTGTCTGCCACCCTTCTCAAAGGTAGCATATGGATACTTCATATAAGAAAGAAAAGCAGTAATAGCCCCATCACGTTCACGTTGTAAACGATCTAATTTAACAGATTGAGCAAACCTACCAGTTTGATTACGCAAATTTGGTCGTTGCATATTCTTTTGTATAGTTTCCAATAATAGAGAACGAATTAAGGTTTCTAGTTTAACAAGTGAGGTAAACTGGCCCTGTACATTACGTAATTTAGGCTTAGTAATTGTTTGTTCAGTTAATGTAGACTTTAGTCTTTTTTGAGCATTAATCAACTTACTATTATCTACTTTGATTTTAGTTTTAGTAACAGGAATGTCAATAGCTAAGGGTTTTAATTGCTTATAATCTTTAGTAGATTTATTTAATACTGGATTAACTATTCTTTCTACAACTAGTTGTTTAAAGGTTTTACTAGATACTAGCTTTGTTAATACATTAACTATTTCTTTATCCGCGAAGGCTACTTTTGAAAACTCTTGCCTAAACTTAGCATAGTCAGCAGTACTCATATACTTTTGTATATTAGCAAGCATTACAGTATTGCCAGCTCTAGATAGTGCCGATACTACATTTCCTTTTATTATATTATCAAGTGCATTTTCTATAGAAAGACTTACACTTACATTATTCTTTGTAGCTGTTTTTTCTAAAGTACTGAATAACTGGAATTTACCACCAAACTGTATATACTCTATATAATCATTAACACTTTTTGATTTGATAGAACTATCCGCATCTAATTGTTTAATTCTATCGTATACTTGGATTTCACTAATGGCTCCTAAGAAGATGTCTTCCAGTAACTTTGCTAAATGACTACTATTAGTAATATCATAACCAAAAGTATTTGTTAAATCCTGTACTTTAGATACATCAACAAGTCTAGAGACTAAAAACTCCGCTCTTTTAAACTTCTCTATAGACGCGGCTATTGAAGTGCCAGACTTACTAGTCTGTACTTGCCTAGCTCTACCTAAAATACGCAGTTCGTCAACTAGTTTAAAAGAGTATACACCACTAGAGTGCCCTAGTTGTAATACTTTTGTTAGTGCTGTTAGTTTATCGGTACCTAAATTAGGCAATAAGGTTTTGATAAATTCTGTAGTTCTTTTTCGTTGTGTATCAAAACTAGCTTCTTTTGCATGTAACTGATCGGTACTACTTGCTAGTGCAGTACTTATACTTTGAAAGTCTTCTAATGTTAACCCCTGTAAGTGGGATTCATATGCTGATACAACATTTGCTAATGAAGAGTCTGACTTAGCCTTGGTTAGTAAGTCTATTATACTATTTACTTCCTTTAATACACTGTTACTAGATATATCTAAGCTATTTTTTATTGAGTCTAGAATTTTTCTATCTGCTTTAGTATTAGAAAATGTTTTCTGTATAGCTTTCCTTAGATTTTTTGCTAAGTCATTTAAGGTAGCTTTATCTAAATCTACGCTGTCCATATACTACCTATAACAAGACTCTATAAAGATCTAGCACTCGCTTAATATGCGAAGGCATATCTGAAGTCATCACGTACTCAATAGTATTATTCATTGAAGAACGACGTGGTACAGACTCGCCTTTATAGTAGTAATCTACTAAGTCTAAACAGGCTAGCTTAAGATCCTCTGGAGTTTTTTGATAGCCACCAGTATATGTAATTTTAAACATATTGATGCCTTCACGACCAAGTTCAGGTATGTAAATGGCGTCCTTTGAGCGATCCAATACACAATCTAGTAGTTGAGTATAGGTTTCACCCATATCTGTACTGTACTCAACATTGATTAATGCTTGTAGTGGAAATTCTTGTGGATAAAAGTACCCATCGTAATTTGAATACTCTGTTAAGTTTACATATTGTTGTGTATACTTATCATACCCATCAATAAACTTACGATTACAATATGATTTTACTAGTTCACTAACACGATTAACAATACTTTGAATTTTATCATCAAAATCTATACTGTTAATTG